ACCCCCAAAAGAGCATATGTTTTATGGGATATTCTATTGACTTTTATTTTTTTTTAATTATATATTATAAGTATGAGAAGTTCATTTATATTTTACAAAAGGAGAAGATATATTATGAATTATTTAGAAAACAGTATTATTATTCCACCTGAAAGGATAGGAAGATTACTATCTCTTTCAAATAGTATCGATAACATTACCAGAATTGCCGCAAGGTATTCATCTTATTTTTCTGCTCAAGCATCTAATGATATTGTTATGTACCTGAAAATATGGAATACATATATGAGTATAATTCTTGAATCTCAAGATTTCAGAACAGAAGATAATCAGTATATTATTTATAAACCACCATTCATCGAATCATATTATCGTTTATCAAATGCTTTTAAAAAATCATTTTATAATCATTATACAATCGATGATATTAAGATCAAAGCAGAATTCCAGTATGATATGATACGTGCTATTGGAAATTTATATACTATTGGATGTATTTTGGATATACCAGTGTAGGATCAATTTAAAAAGGAGGACAAATGAAAATTATAAATTCAATAATCGGATGGTTAAAAAGTAATGATGGATCAGAAAAATCAAACTCAGTGGATATAAATTATATGCTAATTTCACCAGAAGAAGTTAATATGATTTGTAAAAAGATAGAAGATATTACAACAATCTTATCGTTGCAAGTCGAGTATTTAGAATCAGAGACATCTGATTGTTTGATAACGTCATTAAAAGTAATGACTGGATTTGTGACAGAAATAACAGAGAATGATTATTTTAAAACAAAAGAAAATCACTATATTATTTATACTCCACCATTTGTTAATGAGTTTTATACATTAATCGACTTGTGTAAAACGTTACGTATTCATCATAAACCAATTCAAAATTTTGATAAACGTTCTGCATTTGAAAATGGAATGACTGATATAGTAACTAAGCTATATGTCATTGGTAGTATTTTAAATATTTCTGCTAAGAAAGATTCTTTATAAAGAGGAAAAATTAAAATGAAACTATTATGGCTAATTAACGAGAGATATAGAGATTATGTACTAAAACGTTCGATCTTGACCATTACTGATGATCTTATTATTCATAAAATAGATTTTTTACTAGATTTAGTCGATAATAAAAAACCGTTAGATCATGTTGAAACTATTCAATCATTTATGGATACTATAGAATCGATAGAACTAAGTGATGACGGTTATTCTTTTGATTATACTATGAATAAGTATGATAAATTTATTATTAGTATAGGAGTCTTATTTGCGATATTGAAATATTCTAAATTGTATGATATATATAAGGATAAAATACTAGATTACTATGCAGATCGAATGAACGAATATGGATATATTTTTGAAGACGATTTCCCATCTACTATGAGAGAAATTTATATTATATTTCAGAAATTGGTAAAAACATATATGAATTCTGAACTAATACATAGGAGATTTCGAAATTTAAGCGAAGAGATACAACGTAATAAGGTATAGATTAATTAAAAAAGGAGAGATATTATGTATACTGATCAAATCATTCAAGATTGCTATGAGAAGCTTATTCCAGTTTACGAAAAGCATTTGAAATTTGAAAAAGTTAATAGCTTAGATGAATTTAAAAAGTATTTTATAAAACCAGATATGGTCAATGATGAGGCACCTATGCCATTCATAAGTGAGTTAATGGAAGTATGGAACAGTGATATTTATAAATATAGTAGAATATATTACGAATTTCCTGTATATCTATATAATTATATATGTGATGATATACTATCTTTAAATTATTGCGTAGTATTACAAAAAGTTCCCACACTTGCACTGTGTACCAATTTTGAATCAGATATGAAATTGAGTGCAAAATGCATCATAGAATATCTCTTGCATAAATATTTCAACGCTAATATCTATATAAATGATATTGATAATATGGTTAGCTATGCATTTATACTATACGTCAATATTATATATAGAGAGACCGGAGAGTTGTCTAACCCATTCTTAGACAAACCTGCTACGAAGATGATAATATCTGATTATAGCAATAAATCCATCATTACGACCAATACATTCTTATTTAAGTATCGTAATCTCAATTATAAACGGTTGGCTTCGGCTTGCAAAGATATAACCGATCGATCTACTTCACAATTCTATCGACATCCGTTTTGTCGTGTTAATTTTGATAAAGATTCTATATTAGTATATTCGATAGATGATACTCCACTATATAAAATCACTGTTAAATTTGAAAAGGAGAAACAGAATGAAAAAGTATGATGAAGTTAGAGACGAAATGTTAAAGAACCCAAAAGTCAAAAAAGAATACGATAAATTAGAAAAAGAATATACAGAAGAACAAGATAAAATTACAAAAATTAAGAAGGAGAATAAAGAAAATGTATGATGAATGGAATGGCAATAACTACGTTACTATTGAAACAGATGAGTTGGCTATAATTGAAGCTGAAATAGCATCTATTGATGCAAATATTAACGATATGGACTCATCTGCATTATCAGATTCAATCAAAGATGAAACTTTGGTTATTCTGGATATATGGAAAAGATTTATTAGGAAAAATTATTATAGAATATATAGCAAAGATTCAGATAGATGCACGGTATATGTGCCAATATTTAAGCAATATTATTATAAATTATTGACCACATATTCTGATCTAGATCTTCTACGATCGAATCCTAAATTGCGTCCAATATTGATATCAATATTTACTATTGGTAAGATATTAGATATGGGTATGGATAAAAAATAATTTCCAATATATATTATAACACTGATGTATTAGATCAAATCATTTTTAGTCTACGTATATTTATCACACACAAAGAAAGGATGGAATTCTAAATGGCAGATTTTAGATTTCATAGCAATGGATCAAACAACAACTTCAAACAAACTGAAAATGAAACAAAAGTAGAGACATCTGATACAGCATCAGTTAAAGCTAAGTCTTTTTCAGAATTAGCTAACAAAGATGGATCACCGAATGATGGTCCAGAAGAAAGAGAAAATAGAAAGAAATATTATGTGAATGATATTCTTGATCAAGAGATTACCGTAACAGAGGTAAGAATACGTAAGTCCAAACAGGGCGATGATAAAGAATATATGACTTTGAAATTTGTTGATGGAAATGGAGAAGACAGCTATGTTAATACTGGGTCGTCCACCATTAGAAATCAGTTAGAAGGTAAAGTCATTGACGAACCGTTTACTTGCCATATTGGTAAAAGAACATCTAAGAACGGTAGAGAATATACCTGTCTCTATTAATCTTATAAGATAATCTGAAATATACCAAGACGTGATTTTGATCTATATATCACATGAAATTTCTAGAAGATTTTTCGCTATAATAAGACCTCCAAGAGTCATATGACTCTTGGAGATTTTTATTTTTATATATAAGGAGAAAACAGAAATGATTATTTCTGAGTTAGAAGGCAGTCTATTTTCAGCATCGATAAAAATCGGTGGAGTTTATATTGAAGATAATATTTTAATTAAATTGCATATGAATTATGAGGATAATAATGCTTACAAAACCACAGGTGATATTATACTAGATAAACTAAATACTAATAAATATATGATATCTCAGAGTACCATTAAATATAATAATCCTGTAATTTCTGAAATAGATGTATATACACCATCGACTCATTATCATTGCAAATTGCATCGCAATATCAAATTTAAACCTGGATATATGGATCTTAAACTTGAATTTTCTGACGATATTGGAGAGATACAATGTTTATGTACCGTGTTATATTATACTAGACCAGGGGTAGATTCGTGCAGCGCTATGAAGTATGAGAATGAGTGTTTTGTATATGATTATTCCGGTATCATGCAAATATATCGAAACGCAACACGTACAAGAGATGACATAATAAAATTTGCATCATATATAATTCGTGCATTAAACAAAGACTTTTGTGATCGTCCGTTACTTTGGTATGAAATAATTAACCCAGGCAATGATCGTCGATTTAATTATACAAAACTTCCGTCATATGCCAAACTTGTGAGAATTGTTTATAATATATTGGCATACAATATGGGTTATTTAAACTATTGTGACTATAAAAATAATTTCATTCAATTTACTATAGTTAAAGAAATTGTAGAATTAACCAATCATATTTACAAATCGTATATATTAAGAATTTTTAAAGAAATTCTGTTAGGAACTAATGGTTCTGGAATTATACGAAATGAAGATGGATCTGCTCATATTAAATTTATTCCACCAGAATGTGATGAAGCGTCTGGAGAAGAACCATATTATTCAAAAGATATGGAATTTAATATAACCGTTCCAAATTACAATTCATTTATTGATCTTATTTTATTAAGAGATTCAAATGTTCATAATTTTTCTTATCCAAATAAATCATTAGATGTACTTTAACTTCAAGGAGAATTTTTATGCCAAATTATGTACGTAATAGAATTATTATGAAAGATATCGGGAAGTTATATCCTGAATATTTTGACTTCAATGAATTCGTTCCTATGCCAGAATGTATTAAGAAAACAGCAATCAATGCTCCTATTGATTCAGAGGAAAGAAAAGCTAAAATAGTAAGCACATCAATTTTTAATGATAATGATGCGATGGATTTAATTTATAAAGAAATTCGAAATTGTCGCGATTCAATTGATCTAATATCATATAATAATATTTATGATTTAGTTGAAAAATATATAACAGCCATGTATAAAGAAGATCCTCCAAGTGTTAAAATGACTTTGGAAAAGTTAGCAGATATAATATATTGCTTTATAACCACAGGATGTACTAATTGGTATGAATGGTCTTATGCATATTGGGGTACAAAGTGGAACTCGTGTGGCTTTGACCATATTGATAACGATACGATACAGTTTGATACGGCATGGAATGCTCCGGATCATGTATTCAAAAAGTTTTTTGAGAAATATCAAGATAGAGAAATTGATATATGGTTTGCTGATGAAGGAATTCCTGAAAATGCTGGTCATATCTATAAAGAAAAAGGCTCTATCGATTTTCATATTGATTGGCAACACTCAGATGAGGACTATCGAGATTGTGTATTAAATACATGGGGTAAAGAATATCTAACCGATGATGAAGAAGAAAAGGATACAACCGAAATAGACACTACAAAAGATATCCACTATATTCCTGATTATAGGGAAATGCTTAAAGATGATAAACCCTTAAATGCCAAAATAATCCATCCAGACGACAAACCTTAATTATTATAATAAACTAGAGTCATATGACTCTAGTTTTATTTTTTGTCTCCCTAATAAGCATATTGTAAAACATTCTTATAATATGAAAAGAAGGTGATATACTTATGGGTTCTTTTAGCAAACAAACTATTCTTAACCCCTCACAACCAAGAATAACAAACAACTCTACCATTGCAGCAACTTCTATTTCCAATAATGGAAATCAGAGAACAAATATTGTAGAGTCTCTTACCAATTCTAGTATTAATCGTATTACAGATAACCCGTTTTATTTTTTCAATAATTTATCTATGACTAAGGTTACGTTCTATAATATCAATAAAGAACATACCACATTAGATGAAGTGATTGATAACGCATATAATTTCATAGGACCAGCATCCGGATTCAGATTTGATAAAATCAATGGAGTCATTCTCTATGGCATTCAGAATATGGAATTATCCATCGATATGGGAGAATGGGGTGCAGAAGCTGATCCAATAGAAGGAGAAGCTTATTTACCTCCGAATACATTTATTCCCTATCAGCATTCTTATTTCTCTATTGATTATATCAATAAATCTGGAAGAGAAGTACTCTTCCGTGTTACTTCTGTCAATATTGATACATTCCCAAATGGATCTAATTTTTATAAGATCTCTTATAAATTAGAATCTATTGGAGAAAATATCAATCCGCAAGTAATCAACGAATATCAATATATGGCAGATAATATTGGTAAATCTGGTACAGGTCCAAATACGTCCTCTTCAGGATCCAATAATAATGTATTGGTTGATATGAACACATTTAACTTAATGAATTCGTATAACCAATTGATAGAGATGTTAAAACAAGCCTATGTGGAATTGTTCTTCCAACAATCTACACAGACATTTGTATTTAAATATGGATTCTGGGATTATTTTTTCTATGATCCGTACCTGATAGAGTTCTTAATCAGACATAAGATCTTCTCAGTATCCAGAGTACCCTATATCCATGTATCTCAACCAGCATTACCACCGATGTATTTACATATCGATTATAATAAAACAATCTTTAGATTATTAGAAGATCCGGTCAATACAACAGTTTGTTATTATGATGGCTATGGTATGCTGGTACAAGATCCAATGTCTCTCTTAACTCATCGTATTGAACCATATTATATGATTACATATAGAGATGATGATGGATCCCCATTTGGTTCTCCTTTATTAGAGAAGATTCCATTATTTGATACAGATATGATTAATCTCTTACCAGGATATTCTAATGAAGATCCTAAGAGTTCTTCTTGTCCATGTGGATGTTCTTGCCAAGATATATTGGCTAAGCTTCCTAATTATAAGAAGTACTATAAGATTATTTATAATTACTTTGCTGGATTACCTATTACATATACAATGATTGCAGATATCAATAATATTGATTTCAAACCTTGTAAAGAATTATATTATGCAATTCCTATGCTGATCTATATTTTACAGCAGACCATCAACAATCTTCCCGGTACATCATCAAATAACTCTATGGAAGATCCATCATCTCAGAAATCTAATGGATCTCCTGGTAATTTATCTCTCCGTTCTTGTCCTAAAGGATGCTTAACTTGTACAGATAAGCCTTCCGACTAATTAAAATGCTTATTATAAACATATAATTAAATCTATTTGACTATAGAAAGGAGATAGAGAGATGGATCTAAAGGATGGTTTTGTCGATCTCATTAATGAAACCATGAATGAAGAAGATCATGTTGAAATATCTGTGTCCATGGTGGAAGATCTCGCTATAGACGAAGATATTTATAATGGTTCTTATTTGGAAGAACAATTAGATAATTTATTTCCTACAGAAATAACAGATCCCGTTTTACTTGAAAAATTGGGAGATTAATCGAAGGAGGATTATAATATAATGGTAGATTTTGATTCTATTATGGAAGCTGCACAAGATGCTATCGATGTAGTCTTAGATAAATCGGCCGAAGAAGATGCTGATGTAGATTTTGAAGCTTCTACTGAAGTAGATGATCAGGCTCTTGATGCTGTTATTGGATTTACAGATAACGTTCTGATTTCTGATAAAGATATTGAAGATATTGATGCTGGCAAAGAACCGGGAGATTATGACCCTGTAGATGTAGATGCCAGAGAAGCAGAACAGGATAAAGAGATTCAAGAATTGGAGCAGGATGTTAGTGCCAATGCTCTTGTAACTAAAGATGATATTAAAGATCTCAAAGAAGGAGCTTCTATTTATGATTACGTAGATAAAGTAATCAATGAAGATGTAGGAGATATTCCGTTTTCTTTGAATGATGAAAATACTGGTAAAGTATGTGAATTCTGTCATCATGCTCCTTGTGAATGTGGAGATGCTCATGTTCCTCATACAGCTCCCCATACTACAGAATTGGTAGACAAAGATGTAGATACTGATGGAGAAATCTTAGGAGATGATGGTGTAAAATCGGATGCTCCTATATTTAAAATGAATCCGACAGAAGACAATGATACTGGTACAGATAACGTACCTGGGTCTATTCTTACTGATGCTGATCCCAAACAGGGTGCTAGCTTAGATCATAATGATGATGTCGTTCTTCCTCCCAATATTGATATTGAAGATGACATCGACGATGATACTGATCTGGATGATGTAGAACCCGATATGTTTGATAATACACCAGAAAAACATACTACGGTTGATCTGACTAGCAGCAATGCACCGGCCAATGAACCTGCAGGGCCTGTTGTTCCTTTAACAGATGGAACCAGACCTGGAACAATTGAATCCCATGAAGAAGGAGACTTAAATATGTTTGAAGATGAAGATTTGAATGCCAGCTTGGAAGAAACTTTTGAAGAACTGGAAGATAGTGTGGAAGTATCCAATGAAGACGTTAAAGGTAAAGATATGTCTTCTGATGGAGCGGTAGAAGATCTGTTTGATGCTATGGGTACTGATGATCTGGACGATGTAGAAATGTTCAATGATTTTGAAGGCTCTGATATCAATGCAGAAACTGAACGTTCTAAAGGATTCCTGAAAGGAATGGATAAGAATGTAGATGAACCTTCTGGATCATTTAATTCCCAGGATTCTTTGAATGTTGGAAGAGAAGAAGAAAAGATGTTCGATCTGGCTCAGGATGTAAACAAAGCAGCTATGGCTAAGAACTAATTTATTATAAAAAAAGAAATATAGAAGAGATCTATATAGATCTCTTCTTATCTTCTGACAGTTTTACCACTGAAACATAATTATAATTGCTAATACATAAAGGAGGTTATATCTTATGCCAATATCAGATAAACCTGTAGCATATATTATCAACGAAGGGGTTGCAGATTGCGTCTCTTGCGACGTAATTCGTAATGATAATGGCTTCTTGGTTGCTGAATGTACACTACAACAGGCAATGAAATTAAATAGAAACAGACGTTATTATACAGAAGCAGATTTGCGTAAAGAAATTTACTCTGATCGTATCAGAGAATTGGTAAGTACCGGCAACTTTAAAGGAGAAGCTGGGCATCCATTGGATATGAACTTAGCCAGACAGCAGAAAGTAGACCCCACTTTGGAGCAAGTCTGGTATACTAAGTTATGGATGGATGGAGATTTTGTTAAAGCTCATGTCAGAGGAACTAATAATGAACTTGGTAGAGCATTTAATGAAGATTTGAAAGCTGGACAGAAACCATCTTATTCATTAAGAAGCTTAGGTTCTATTAAGATTGTTAATGGACAGTCTAATGTAACAAATTTAAGAATTGTTACCTATGATAGAGTATATTATCCATCTTATGATAATGCGTATACCAATCGTATTATTTCAGAATCTGCTGGATTTGAAGGAGATAGTTTAGATCATATGATTACTTCTAAAGGCAATCAGCAGATTGTTAAAGAAGGATTTGAAGCTGTAGCTCCTGTTATGAATCAGGATGTAGTAGACTTGTTAATTAAAGAGTCTTATAGTTTCTATCAGATCTGCAATGACTTCTCTCCTATTTATAAGAGTATTACTTTATCTGAAGATAAGAAGTCTGTTACTATGGTAACGGAATCTTATGAAACAATTGTTGTTCCTCTTGGTAGATTTGTGGAAAATCAGATAGATAAATTCTGCCAGAAGTATAGTTAATATAAGGGTCAATTATTATGGAAGATTTAGAATTTAGATTAGAAGATGAAAATCAACGCGGATTGTTAGAATATTCTTTAGAAAATGATTGCGATTTTTATTTAGAATCTGGAGATAATAAGAAACAGTATGCTATTGTTTCGGCTAGAAGCTGGGGTACTCTTATTCATGGTATTTCTATTGTTGGTCCTGGTTTTATAATTCCATTGGCAATGTATAATCGTATTGTATCCGTATATAGTGCCGATACACCAGCAGATGCTTTATTTAGATGGGTAGATTATAACCATATTCGTTCTATAGAATATGATAAGAAAAAGAAAATTCTTGTCGTAGATAAAGACTGGTATGATAGAGAAAAGAATACGGATGTCGTATTTTTGCAATGTCCTAGTGCATCTGTAGCTAAAGCTACATTTGGAGGAGACAAAGTAATTCCATCTCCTTATGCTCAGCATGGTGGTATGTTTAAGAAAGACCCATTTTCTTGGGAGAAACCTATAGCTACTTCTTTTGCTAAACAGACTGGTATCAAATCCGAATTGACTACATTTGATAAAATATGTAAAAGAGCTGGTGTAAAACTTAAATTGGTTGATGCTAGTATTTCTGGCCATGGACTTAAACAGATGGCTAAGAAATTATTCTTTGGTGTAGAGTCTAATGAATATTCATTAGAAGATGAATGTAATTATTATATAGAATCTAATGAAGAAGACTATACAGCATTAGAACAAGCTTTATTGGAACCAAGCAAAGATTAAGAATCTTAATTTATATAGATAACACTTAAGTATATTAGATAATTATTTACGAAGATATTCATTCATCCCCAATCTGAGTGAGTAATTAGTATAATATAATTCGATCTATTTATATAGATCTAACTATTTTATTCTAGTATATTCTATGAATATACTAAAAATTCTCTAAATTTCTTCTATATGAAGAATACTAAAATGATTGGAGGAAAGTTAACATGTACGATGATGAAATTAGATCATTCGTAGAAGCTGTAGAACCGGACTTCAGCTATGAAGGTACCGATGGTGCTATGGCTATGGTTGTTGAATCCACACATAATCTGATTGCTCTTGAAGAAGGCATCGAATATGGCGAACTGAGCGTTCAGCAGGAAAATGTTATTGGCGATGCATTTGATGCTATTTGGAAACGTATTAAGCAGTTCTTCAACTGGATTCTTGAACTGATTAAAAAAGTTTTGGCAAAAGTTAAAGCATTCTTCATGATGCTTCGTCGCAAATTAACAATGGCCGCCGCTAAAGCTTTCAAAACTATTGGCGAATTTGTTAAGAATCATACTAATGCTAAGAAAATGGAAAACGAAAAAATCGAATATAATGGCCTTAACGCAGCAAATGTTGCAAAACTTATTGCAAATATTCCTGACGTTCCAAAGGGTGTTAAAATTACCCCGGCTATTGTTGAACAGATTTTGAATTCGATTCCGAAAGATTCTATTCCTGACGAAGCTAAAGCTACTGCTAAAGCAGCATTTAAAACAGCTAGCAACAATTCAAATAACCAGGCAATTTCTGATGTGATGGATATTGTTAAACAGAATATTGGTTCTGATGATATTAGACAACTGGTTTATGAGCGTTTCTTCCCGGGATTGGATGGAAAGAACTTTATCTCTGAGTTAAAAGAAAAACTCATTGAAAAGAAAACAATTGCTCCATCCGAAAAGAATTTCAAAGAGATTTATTCTAATGATCTTTTGAAGAATCTTGATAAAGCCTATGATGGCGTTATGAAACTTCATAGTTGGGATCTTAAGAATGTAAATGAAATCCAGAAAGTCGTTGAAAAGAAAACTAAAGAACTTCTTGGAATTAAAAAAGAAGGACAGAAGAATATTAAAGCTGGAATTAATAAGACTCTGAGTGTTCTTTTTAAATACATTAGTTCTGGGCTGACCATTATTCATAGCGCTGTAGCAACCGTTGGACAGGCTATCGCATCTACTCTTATGAGTGTATATAAGTCTGCTCTTGGTGCAACTCTTAAAGGTCTGAAACGTAGAGCTGCATATGCTGTAAAGAGTCACGATGAAAGTGTAGATATTACTATAGTATAATGTGTTTATTATATATCCAGAGGTTATATAACCTCTGGATATATTTTTTTATAAAAAATAAAAGAAGGGTATATACCCTTCTTTTATTTTCAGTAACCTATCAGTAAAGATGGTTTTTTCCGCATAATTTCAAATGCATCCGTTTTACTGCTGGTTACTGTTACTCTTGGCTCTGATCCAATGTTGTAGAATACGTAGAATTTCTTATTTTCTCCTTCAAGAATAAAGTTATTATTATCTCCTGCTATCGCATTCAATTCAATATCTTTTTTATCGTCTCGATGATTAATAATAAATTCAAATATTCTATTTTTCAAATTAAATATCTGATTTTCATTCAAACCATTGGTTAGCGAATCAATATGTATATATTTTTTTACATATCGATCAAATGGATTAATTTCTATATCAAGTAAATCAAATAATGATTTGGCTTTGATAAATAATTCCAATCCTTGCTGAACCGTTTTGTCTGCCAAGAGTTTTGTAATAAGTGTTTTGTTATCCATAATAATTATCCTCCTTTTAAAAATAAATGTAAATTTATTATGGTTATTACACCTATATAATATATAATTGAAAAAAAGATAGATTCCATTTTAACAATAAATATTCTTTTTAATAAAATATTATGGATTATTTGATTATTTTTTTTTATACATCATAGTAATCATCATATTATAGGGGGGTATATTAAACTATGTTATATACAAAAGAAGATTTAGAACAAGCTTATATTGAAGGATACAATAATGCATGTGATGAATTAGAAAGTATGTTAGAATCTAATGAGTATTCATTAGAAGATGAATGTAATGTATATATGGAAGCTGATGAGTCTACTCTTAAAGATAATGCAAGATCTATTTTTAATCGGAACGTTCGTAAAATAGAAGACGAAGCAAAACGTAACTCTGAGAAACATACAAACGATAAAACCCGTCGGCATGATGATACGGAGTATAATCGAATTGTATCTCATTTCAAAAGTGGGCATGATAGAGTACGTCAAGGATTGCAAAATGATCCCAAAATTAAAAAGTATGATGATTTCATTAATAAGAATTTACCTAAGGCTAGAGAACGTGCTCATAAACTTTTAGAAGAAATTAAAAATAGAAAAGATAATCACTAAAAAACAATAGATATCCATAGACTCATATGAGTCTATGGATATTATATTTCATAAAGAAATAACCCGCGGTATATTTGGGTTATTCAGATCATTATTCCCTACAAAGTCATTTTCTTCTTTATATATTATCTTAGATTGAATATCGTTATAATGATCTTTGATAAAATTGACAGTAAAGGATAATGCATCGTCGGAAAGATCTAAATTTTCAATAGAATCGCAATCATCAGATACATTATTTAATACTATATATATACGCTGATTTGTAGGCTTATTGTGAATTATAGCAATAATTGGAATCTTCTGATTATGATTAATTTTATCCATGAATTCATGATACGTATTTATTACTTGCTTAGTTGATATGGGTTCGCCCATTTTTACAATAGATTCCATATCATTTGCTATTATATAAGAATTTATAAAGAATTGGGATACATGAACGGCTATTGTTCTAAGAAAATCAGTATTGAATATACTGAAATCTATAGAAGACAACTTATGGAACCGCATAATAAAACTATCTATATTATTACAAGTGTAATCGATAAACAAATACCATTTTAGAAACTCAAATGTAGTAGATCTCGAAATATTAGCTTTCTTACAATCTTTGATTATTGTTCTTAAAATTTCTTTTTCATTATTTGTAAGCATATTTTCTCCTATAGATTGATAATACCACTATATGCGCTATTTGTATCCAACTTAGTAATACCAATACTCTTCAATGGGAAGGTGCCAATATTATCCTTAACTATGCTGGCATAATCAATAAATTCTAGTATCCATTTAGGCGTTTGACTGTCTCTAGGAATAGCTATACTGGTAATCTTTCGGCTATTCAAAGCCAGATTATCATTGAATATTTTCACGGCAATCTTATTCTGAGAAACTTCAATTACTGGATTCTCATAAATAATCTTTCTCATAATCTCGTATTTCTCAGGATCTGATTCTTTTAACTTACAAGATTCCAATGCATGAGCATCAATATTAACTCCAATAATCAATACAGAATTATTTTCATCAATATTGATATATGCTTCGTCTTCATCTCTAAATAAGTTATAGACAATAGACGCTTTGACTTGTTGTGTACTCATCGGATTCTTATATGTAACAAACGGTTTTAGCTTCTTAGGACTATAGTATTTCAATCCACCGTTGTAGATATCATCATAGATAGTCTTTTCCAGAACTGCTAACTTATTGATGATCTTCATTTGATCGATACAATTTGGACGTAATACATCTTCATGTAGAATATTCCCAAGAGCTTCTTTAGTGGATTCTGGTACAACAGATTTATCGATCTGTAATCCTTTGATATCCAATTGTTTATCTAAAGGAACTTTATGACCTTCCTGAAGTTCTACAATAGATGCATAATGCTTCTTAGCATCGGATAACAACATACGTAAGAATAAAAACTCATTTTTCATATTCATCAAACAGAAATTATGAGTATCGTTAGTTACATTATTCTTAATGCTTATACGATCGAAGTAATCTCGTAATAGCTTACTAATGACGTACGCCAGTATATTGATGATGCTATATCTCATAGCGTCTTCTGGAATGATTTTGAATGGATCTACCAATCGTTTTCTTTCCAAAATTTCTTTATTTCTGAAATCGTAAATGTATTCTGTTTTGCTTTCTTCCATTAAATCAGACGCATCATTAGGATTCTCTTTATTCAATAATCCAATCATATCTAATTCATAATGCTTCAGATCGATATCCAGATCTTTGGTCAGATCTGCTACATATTCATACCACGGATTTAAACAAATAATACAAGAATCTGTATCGGTTACTAAATCGATTTGTCGATACAATGTTTCTACTCGCTCTATCTTATCGATGATTTGATATGGATAATAAATATATTCTTTAACCATATCCACCAATACATCCAGATTATCCTTAATCATTGGTGGCGGAGAATTGGGATCAATAAATGGAGAATCCAAAAAATACAATAATTCCAATAAGAAGTCTTTGGGTGCTGTATTATTAAAGAAAGCATAGATATTGTTTTTATAATAGAGTCTGTTTAAATGAAATTGGGATAATTGATGTAAAATTTTCCAGATAATATTGGCTTCTGTATGATCTGGTTTCCATCGATACCCACAAGAACTCATTAATTTATCAAAGACTTCTTGGATAGAGATGTCTCTATCTAAGATTCGATGATCTTCATATTGTCTAGTTGGTTTCATCAATACAATATGATCAATAAACATAATCACTTCGTTCAAAGATCCAAATTTAATATTGTTAGCTAAGAAAGACTCAAAGAGCATAATAGATGCTGCAATAGAAGCTCTTCCTTGTCTGGTAATGGAGGCTGCCACTTCAAAGTTATAAAATATAGAAGATGGTTGCCCCATAGCACCGTAGATCTCATGTGTTCGAATAGATTCGCTACATCTACCCAGTTCTCTTATGAACTTCATGTACTCTCATACATGGACAGACTATATCTTCATCCAATATTTATATATTGGAGCCTGGCACTTCGAATACGCTTGTACTCTACGTAATAGTCGTTGAACGTTCTTCTATAATGTATAGAAGCTTCGCTGCTGATTGCGGATTTTCTTATTATACCTTTAGCAAATAATATATATTCTTTTAATAAGTAAGACTTTCATATATATTATTCTTTTATTTCAGCTTAGGTTATATCTGATATTGTTTCTGACTTTCGTCACATTCATATATTAAAAATATATTGTAGTTATCAGACCTTTACCGGTTTCCAGCAATTCACCAGGATTCTCTCTATAAATTACTTTATAAAGAGGCCTATCTCAAACGCATTAGAATACGTTTGTTTCAGCATTCGTGTCCACCTTAGCGACAGCTTGAGCTAAATCAAAATGTTTATATTGCTCGCTACCTTTTTTATGCTTTAGCATTTCTTTCTTAAATCTGTTACGTCTATCTGCAAATTCCTGTATCATCATGTATAATGGGTTATTTACATCTCCGTGTCTATGAAATAGACATCCGAAAGATGTCAGTATGGGCCGATCATGCATGATATACTCTGTTAATTCTAACATATTAGTATTATATACAGCATTCTTATATGTGTCATTCAGCTGACAAGCTGAGTTTATAATTCTCTTATCTATAGAATATTCTATAGCTCGTTCCAATTCATCATTACTTAATTGAGGAAATAAATATTTGATGTTTCTTCTCATTGTATCTTTGTAATCTTGAAAAGCAATACTTTGACTAGGTTTCATTATATATCCCCTTTCTTCTCTATGTATTGGAGTGTGTTATAATAAATCATTTTTTAATTCAATTATAAGAACATTTATTTAAACTACATTTTATTGTGGTCATGTATTAAGAATGTTGAAAACACTAATGGAGGTGAAATACTGTGTCATTCCTCGATAATGAAAATGAGAGAGATGGGGTCCAGGATATGGGCGCTCTCTTGGAATCAATGTTTGTTGATCTTGTTAATCATATGGATGATGAAGAACGTGTACAGTATTTGGAAAGCGCAGAAGTTAAAGCTCTTGTTGAAGGCGGAGCAGTTAATCGTCGTACAATCGTCCGTCTCTCCAGAACTGACGATTATAATAGACGTATTACGCTGGCTGCTATGCAGAAAGCCAAAGAGTCTAACTCTGCTGACTGGAAACGTTTGAAGAAAGCTCATATGCTTAAGAAACAGGCTATTGCTAACATTGTGCGCCGTTATGGCAACAACGTTAAACGTGATGTTATCAAAGCCCAGAAGGCTATTCTTAAAACCAATCCGAGATATTATTCCAAGACGAACTTTACGTCTTAATATGTTTGTTTTATATTCTATTTGATTTTATTTGAACACTGGTTTTCACACAGCTGTGTTCTTCTTATCTTTTAAACAATCTTTTGATATGCTATGACTTTTGGTAGAGACTCATATGAGTCTCTACCTCTCTTTTTATATTTTTATTCAAATATATATTATATAATCGAGATTGATTTAGAATGGAACTTTTTATTAAGAGTTCTCAAGAAGTAAACGAATTATAGAAAAGGAGTTTAAGAAGATGAAATGAAATAACTGACAAGATTTTACGAGGGACGTATCATAGAAAATGTGTAAAAATATGATAGGAGAGAAAATCTGATGTATAATCCGCAATTATCAAACTTACAAAATTATTACATGTTTGCAAGTTTGGCAACTCATGGACGTTGTCATATTAAAACATCCGAAATTAACTCATCAAATTGGTCAGATTATTATGAGGGAATATTAAATCTGATGAAAGATGGGATAGAATTAGAAGAAGTACAAAATTTTATGATTGATGTAGAACTGGTAAATGATGGAATAATACAGTTATCAGTTTTTGATCTGTATTTTAATATTATGATGTGGTATATTGTTGTACAGTCTAACCAGCCTATCAGTGGAGAGGCGTTGTTTTTCCCTGAGGCTATGACACAAAATGCCATTAAAGATTATTTAGATCATTATATTGATAAGATCAAGAGAATCGTATCTCCAACAGAATTGAATAATATCTTAGATGATACGTTATATAAGTTCAAAGATATTGATCTCTTTTCCATGTATATATCCAATACAATCAACTTAAAAGACACCATAGACTTAATGTCTAGGGTGAAAGAGTTTAACGAATTAATCCACACATCTGTATCGGATTCGAAGATAGAAGATGTTAAAGATGATGGATTAAAGAAAGCAGAAGACAGCATAGAAATTATCGAAGAATCTGAGAAGTATTTAGGACATGATCATTGTATGAAGAATTCTTTTATGACTGGGGAAGGTATCAATAAACGACAGTATAAAGAATTCGCCATTAATATTGGTTCTAAACCGAATGGACAGGGTGGAGTTCATCCGTATGTAATTGATAAGTCTTATATTATGGGTGGATTAGATACAGTGGCCGCTCAATTTGTAGATTCTGCATCTTCCAGAGTAGCACAGATTCAAACAAAAAAGAATACTGGTAAGTCAGGAACATTTGCTCGTATTATTGGTGTCAATAATATGGATACTATGTTAAACCAGGATATGGACTATTGTTGCAATACATCCAATTTCCAAACAATCTTAGTAGAAAACAAAAAGTTCTTATCCATGTTAGATGGGCGATACTATAAACTAGATCCTGATGGAATGGATTACTTAATTAACGCTAAGAAAGATACGTATCTGATCGGCAAAACAATTTATTTATATTCTCCGATGACTTGTGCCAGTGCAGCACATGGCCACGGGATATGTAGAAGATGCTATGGAGAGTTAGCTTATATCAATCGGAATATTCGCCCTGGTAAGTTAGCTTCTGAAATATTATCCGCACAGCTAACACAGAAGCAATTATCGGCAAAGCACTTGCTGGAAACGGTGATAGAAAAATTCAATTGGGCTGCTCCATTTGATAAGTATTTTGAAATTGATGTAAACTCTATATCTCCAAAAGAAGATACACATGGAGCATATATTCTTATAGATACCAATACAATTTATTCAGATTCTGATGATTCTTATGTAGATAGTATGGAAGATCAGAAGACTTCATTGGATAAATATATTACGGAATTCATATTGGTGGATAAGAAAGGCGATCGGTATACTATTAAATCTGCAGAAGATACAGAAATGTATTTGACGGAGGAGTTTAATACATATCTGACTACAAAAGCGGAACTAACAGAAGATGATCAATATTTAGTATATCTGAAAGATCTGGTTGATGAAGACAGCATGATGAATATCTTCTTCATCCAGATATTGAACAATGATATTGGTAAGAATCTGAAAGATATTGAGAAGTTGATCAATAAGAAGAGCAGTATAGGAGAAATTGACTATGATAAAGACTCTCTTCTGCAGAGATTGGTTCAGCTCATTATCAAAGGTAAGCTGACAATTCAATCGGTTCATCTGGAGGTTATTCTGATGAATCAGATTCGTTCTACAAGAACCAGATTGCGCTTACCAGAATGGGAGAATCCTGGAGAAGAATACCAAATTTTAACATTGGATCAAGCTTTGAAAGATAATCCAAGTATTATCAACTCTCTGATTTATCAGAAATTGAATGATGCATTGTGTTATCCATTGTCTTTTGAAAAGACACAGCCATCTTTGATGGATTTGTTCTTTATGGAAAGACCACAAGACTTCTTATCCAATCATGTTAAAGCTCCTAAGAAGAGAGAGCTAATCGATGCTGTATTTGAGGTTCCTAAAGAATAGGAGGCATATCTATGATAGAAAATTTATCAATGTCTATTATTCAGTGTATCATTGTTATGCTGACTATTGTATTCGTTGGTAAGATTATCATATGGTACCCAATAAAGAGTACCGGCACACTATGGTTTTTATGTATGCTTGCTTTAAAGATTTTTGTATTGTGGGCTGCTACTGGACCTATTGTATATCTGATAAGAGAGTTATTAATTTATATTAACTTTATGCCAGAGACTATCAAAGATGATCAGTTTGTTTGGTATCTGAATAATATCTATTTTCAAATATTGGGCTTAGGAGCTAAATTATGAGTGGGGTCCGTATAGTAGCCTTTAGAACGTGTATAAAAGTATTTGGCTATATTCAGGGTTCCCAAACAGACCTGGAAACGTTCTTTCAGGTGCCAGATAAACTGGATCCTGCAGCAGGTACCTATAAAGCAATTATGTATGATGAAGAAAATCATATATTAACTCTACCCAGAGGAATGGATATTTCTTCTTTAGAAAGATTGTTTGAAACAGAATGCGAATATAGTCCAAATGTAGACCCATATGATACCAATATCCCATTCCGATTGAGCTATAAACCAAGAGATGATGTACAGCGAGAAGCTATACAATTTATCTTGGGAGAAGGAATGCATCAAGAGACCAAACCATATTCTCAATTAGGAGTCAATCTGAATACTGGAGCTGGTAAAACATATGTAACAATATGCTGTTCTGCTATGATGGGAATGAGATCTATTATGATCACTTCTTCTTTGGGATGGATTGAACAGTGGAGAGATCGTATTATGGAATATACCGATTGTTCTCCTACAGAAATCTATCCTATTGTAGGAAGTGGTAGTATTGCTATGATATTGAATAATATGGTCAATATCTCTAAAGTAAAATACTTCTTGGCTTCTCATCAAACTCTTCATTCTTATGCATCTAATTATGGATGGGATAAGGTAGGAGACTTGTTTGAGAAGATTAGAGTAGGCATTAAGATCTATGATGAAGCACATTTAGATTTTGATAATATTTGGAAGATTGACTTCTTTACCAATACCTATAAGACACTATATCTGACAGCTACACCATTTCGTTCAGATAGAGAAGAAGATAGAATCTATCAAGAAACTTTCTTAAATGTACCTAAGATAGATCTGTTTGATAAAGATAGAGATCCTCGAACTAGATATATCTCTGTATTATACAATACTTATCCTACTCCAGGGCAAGAGCGATATTGTACCAATCGATATGGATTTGATCGAAATAGATACTGTTCATATTTGATTAAGAATGAGCAGTTTTATAAGATCTTAACTATAGCCATGGAAATGATCTTCAGAACAGGAAAGACGTTGATCTATATTGGTACCAATCGGGCTATACAGACTGTATACGATTGGATAATTGAAAATTATCCAGAACTCAAAGATCAAGTAGGAATCTATACCACTCTAATTACCAACAAGATAGAAAAAGAACAGCAGTTGGATAAGATGATTATCTTGTCTACTACAAAGTCTTGTGGGGCTGCGATCGATATTAAAGGGCTGAAAATGACTATGGTTTTAGGAGAAGTTTTTAAATCTAAAGTCATAGCCAGACAATCTTTAGGTAGAACCAGAGATAAAGATACAACGTATATAGACTTTGTAGATGTAGGTTTCGATGCAGTCAAAGGATGTTATAAAGCAAAGAAAGAAATCTTTGAAAAGTATGCGACATCTATGACAGAAGAAGTATTCTCTAATAGTAAATTTAACTATACTACCAGAACATGGGATAAGGATGATACTATTCTGAATGAGAATTACTATGAGGCATTGCAATCCAAAGCTAATAGACGATTTATATCTAAGTCTAACGCTGTTTGTATGGAATTACCTATTCCTGAACCTAAAAAGAAAAAGAAGTCAAAGTAATATCTCCAGAGTCATATGACTCTGGAGATATTATATTTTTTGATTATATAATATATAATTGAGTTTGGATATTAATTATAATATCCTATTGTATTTGTTCTTTAAAAGGAGGACGACAAAATGAAAAATGTAATTGAAATTGATGATGGAGAATTTTTAGAAGCGCTTAAAGATTATATTCAAGAAAGTGAAAGCACTATAAAAGAAATGTCAAGCGCAATTATTGCTGGTGGTAGCGACCAAAATCTGGGAGCATTTTTTATTGAACTTTTAGAGAATATCAATTTGTTAAAAGATATGACTTATCGTAGGCCCGTACAAATTCATATTAAAACTTTTGAATATATTTTACTCGACATTGATAGTTTAATCATGACTATTGATCAGAATGCTGGAATCCATGCTATACACGATTTTACAAGCCGACTTCATAGAAGCACTATTACGTTTAGAAATCATTGTCTTATTGTATCTGAGAATTAAAATAAAGCGGGAGTTTAAACCCCCGCTTTATTTTTTATATGATACTTATAATATAATTTCTAATTTTACAGTCAATTATATATTATAGATATAGAGAAGTTCATTTATATTTTATAAAAAGGAGAAGATACTATGTTGGAATTAAACGATTTTTACACATATCAAGAAGATGGAAAAACTTATTTGGTTATTGATGAAAATAATGAAGGCTTAACTAAAGATAATACAAATGAAATGGAAAAAGAAACTTTCACTAATATGCTGAAAGATTTAGAGTCTAATCCGAATATGGTATTGGAAATAGACGATTTAAAAACGTTGTCTAAAGAAGATATAGAGAGATACGGAGGAATTCGTTTCGTATGCGACTCTCTTGTATCGTATAATGGAGAAAATCAGTATATGTATATGAAGCAATTCAGAATGCTAAACGATGTGGCTAAAGCATTTATTAAGATTGTATTGTATACTGATTTTGGTGTAGAAGTATAAAGATGTAAAAAGGAGATAATTCTTATGAAAAATACAATACAAGTTGATGAACCGTTTTTAGGAGAAGTAGTTGCTTACCTTACAAAGATAGATACAAATATGTCTCGCCGCTTTGAAGACACAAAGTTGTCAAATTTACCAGATTATACATCTATAGATCTTTACTTCGCCCAGATGTCCGATTATTGGGAGATGCTGGGAACTTTTATTGCTGATAATAATGGTAAACTTATTCATATTAAAACTTTAGAAAAACTATTAGATCGTATAGAAGAGTTAGCCAGAAATATTCTTTATACCAATAGCATTAGACTTTCCAAAGAAGATTACATAAAATCAATTATTAACGATTTGCGAATAATTTGTGCAAGTACAATTGAATTTAGAAACTTTTGCTATATTACGGCATCCAAATCTAAAAATACGTTTGTTGTATCTAGCCCTAAAAAGATAAATAATGGTAAGTAGTATATTGTATAAATCTAGAGTACATATGTACTCTAGATTTATTTTTTTTATGATTTAACATTCTCTGAGACATTACAGTAATTTTTATTTTTATAAAGGAGAGATTACTATGAAATTTGAAAAGGTTAGTTTTGAAGCGTTTAGAAAAGATATTAAGAAATTCTATAATGATGCGATGTCTGAAGAAGAAATCAAAGCTTCTTATGATCGTATACAACTTCCCAGAAGATCAACTAAGTATGCCGCAGGATATGATTTTGTAACTCCTATCTATACATATATCAATGGCATGGAACCAACCATGGTACCTACTGGTATTAAGATTGATTTGAATCCTGAGAATTTCTTACAGATTGTACAGCGTTCCAGCTCTACCAAATATGGTTATTTCTTAGCTAATTCTGTAGGAATTATCGATAAAGATTATTATAATAATGAATCTAATGAGGGAGATATTATCTTAGCTCTTAGAACATATCCTAAGGTACATTCTCCTAAGAAATATGAATATGATGAAGATTATAAGATTTTATCTGTCAGAGCTACAGACCCGTCCATTGATGGAATTACTGTTATGATTAAACCTGGTAATAAGGTAGCACAGGGAATTATTCTTTCTTATTATACAGTAGAAGAAGATGATGCAAAAGAAACTAGAAAAGGTGGATTTGGTTCTACAGGAAATTAAGCCAATTTAATACTCAAGTATATATTATAGACATGAGTAAAAATAAAAGGAGGATTTTAAATTGGCTGAAAGAATAATTGATGAAAACATAGTCACACAAGCTAATCAAGATTTGAAAACCTATGCAGAAGCTGTATGTAGAGAACGAGCGATTCCACATGCGGTAGATGGATTAAAGCCAGTTGTAAGAAAAATTTTATATACTATGTATGAATATTTGAAACAAACTAGAACCGGTACGACCGTTAAATCGGCATCTATAGTCGGAATCGTTATGCAGAGATTTCATCCGCATTCTGATTCCGGTATTTATGGAGCAATGAAAGGCATGACCAACTGGTTTGAATCTTACATGCCGCTAATCAAACCAAAAGGATCTTTTGGCAATATTTGGGGGGATAGCGCAGCTGCTTCTCGTTATACAGAAGCCGCATTAACCCCTTATGCTGTAGAATGTATTATTGGGGATATGACAGAAACATATTCTTCTACAGATTGGGATTGGAATTATGATAACACGGTCATGGAACCATTATACTTTCCATCAAAAGTTCCGAATCTCTTAATCAACGGTAGTTTTGGTATTGCGGTAGGAATGACATCAAATATTCCTCCCCATAATATATCAGAAGTTATTGATGCAACCATTCATCTGATTGATCATCCTAATGATGAGATCATTTTATTACCAGATGATCCTCAGGGTTGTGATATTATTGAAGCAGATTTTGCAACAATATCCAGAACTGGTAAAGGACGATTTAAAGTTAGGGCAAAAATTGATATTGGTGAATTCCAGAATAAACCGGCTCTGATTGTTAAAGCATTGCCTCATATGGTATATTTTGAAGATATCAAGAATAAGATAGAAGATTTGAAAGAGAAAAACATTCTTCCACAGGTTATTGATATCTATAATAATACCACTACAGATCTTCATAAGAAAGCAATGAAATCTAATTTCGAAGTTTATATTGTATTGAAGAAAGATACAGACCCTCATTATGTTAGAGATATCCTGTATAAGCATACTCGATTGGAAGCAACCAAATCAGTAAACTTTGAGGTCGTGTATAATAACAATCCGGTTATCTGGAGTTATAAACAATACTTACAAAACTTTATTAACTTCCGTATTGAACGTAAAGCCAGAATGTTTAATGCCAAGTTAAAAGAATGTAAGACTCGTATGCATGAATTGGATTTCTATATTAAGATCTTAAAGTCTGGCAAGATCGATCAGATTATTGATAAGATACGCAAACAGAAAACCAGAGATGATGAAGAGTTAATTAACTTTATGCTGAAGACAGTAAAAGATATTACTCCATTACAAGCTAAGTTTATTCTGAATATCAATCTGAAGAAACTATCTGTAGGATATCTGAATGATTATATTACAGAATATAATGACTTGGATGCTAAAGCCAGACAATATTTGGATTGGAGTATTCATCCAGAAAAGTTAACCGGTATCATCAAAGAAGAACTGATTGCTATCAATAAGAAATATGGTTGTCCAAGAAGAAGCAGAATTGTTTCTGCATCTGAAGCAGAAGGAATTCCAGAAGGAATATTTAAAGTTGTTATTACAGAATCTGGATTTATTAAGAAGATTGATGTATCTGATAAATCATTGAGCTTACGAAATGATAAGGCTAGATTTGTATTGACGGCAAACAATACAGATTCTTTGTTACTGTTTGGTTCTTTAGCCAAAGTATACAAGATTCCTGTACATAAGATTCCATTTGCTGCTAAGAACTCTAATGGAATTGATATGCGTATTGCTGTTAAGAAATATTCTGGAGAAGGTATATCTGCTGTTATTCCAGAGTCTATGCTGGATACCATTGATCGGTCTTATAAAGCAGAGAATATGGAAGGTAGTATTATCACCATTACCAGACAAGGATTAGCGAAGAGAATGAATATCTCTGAGTTATTTAATATTCCATTATCTGGTTTGATGTATGCGAAGCTGAATGAAGGAGATACAATTGCAGATTTGTTAGTGGCAGGATCTGCTAATGAGATTTTAATTTATGCTCATAACAAAGTATTGCGGATATGGGCTTCCGACATTCCTTTATTATCCAGAACCACTAAAGGGGTTATTGGAATGAAATCTTCCAAGTATGCTATTGATGGGATGTGCTGTATTATTCCTAATTCAACACATGTGATTGTAGTTACAGAATCTGGAAGAGTTAATAAGATTGGTTTAGATTCTATCAATAGAGGAACTAGAGCCAGAGCAGGAGACGTTATCATTAAATTGGGTAAGACGGACTCTATTAAATATATTGGAGTATGTAATGAAACGGATTCTTTGGCTATTACTACACATAGAAATTCTAAAGTATATCCGATTGTCCAAATTCCCAATGGATCTTCTATTTCTCAGGGAGAAAAGATAGCAGATTCATCTGGTGTAGCTTCTGTTTCTATTATACGAGCATAATGAATCTGGAGATGCTATATAGCATCTCCAGATATTTTTTTTTTGCAATCTATTTTTTCTGAAATTATATATTATATAAGTGCCAGCATATATAATATATGTATTCGTTTATTTTAAAAGGAGAGATTAGAATGAGAAACAAAAAGATTTTATTAACTACGATGTGCGCATTATGCGTAACATCAGTAACGTATGCAGTAAATATTGAAAAAGGTGCTAATAATACTGTCACAGGTAGTACCGAATATACTGTTATTGGGAATAAGCTCAAAATGAAAAATTCTGAATGGAGTACTATGATTGGTCGCGAATCAGAAATGGAAAATGCATCTATGGGTCTGTCTGTAGGTGTATATAACAAAGTCAAAGGCTTTGATGCTATTGCTATAGGCAACCATAATGAAGTTGATGGTACCAATGAAGATAACAGCAGAAATTGGATTTCTGTGGCTGTAGGTTCTGGATGTACGGCTAAGAGCCATGGTGATGGCGAAGCCGTTGCAATGGGCGTTAATGCCGAAGCTATCGGCCAGGATGCTGTTGCGTTTGGTAATCTAGCAAAAGCACATGGGTATCATGCTGTAGCTATCGGTACACAGGCAATGGCACTCGCAGGTGGTAGCACTGCTATCGGTGGAGAAACTCGGGTATATGGTGGTGATTCATTAGGAATTGGTAGTACTACCACCAATGTTTATGGGAAATATTCTGTTGGTATTAATGCATGGACTGTTAGAGGAGATTATGTAATTGGCATTGGCGGAGAAACATATGCTGACGATGCTATAGCAATTGGCAAGTTCTCAACCACTAATGTTAAAGGCGGTATTGCATTGGGTAAAGAATCAAAAGCCAATATTGATAAAGGAGTTCTCGGTTGGGATCCTGCCACCATGAGTGTTAATCCAAAACATTCCGGATGGTCAGTATGGGAGTCCACATCCGGAGCAGTCAGCATAGGTAATGATCGCTATAAGCGTCAGATCAATAATGTAGCCGCTGGCACAAGTTCTGATGATGCTGTCAATGTAGCACAGCTTAGGTCTTTAGCAGAAGTTGTTCATGGTAACAACATTGTTGATGGATCTATCAATGATGATGGTACTATTACCTTGAAAAAGAAAGATGGATCCAAAGTTAATCTTAAAGGTAAGATGAAAGACAACTCTGTACAGCCTGGAGAATATGATATCTCCACTGATAACAAGGTAACTCTGGAGGTTAAAGATAACTACTCCGGTACTAAACTTGGTGATGTAGTAATCAAAGATGTAGCCAAAGCTTCTGATCTGAAGAAAGAACAGGATGCTCGTAAAGCCGCAGATTTGAATATCACCAATACGATAGGAGCTACAGATCCTACCAATTTATCCAGTCAGTATTCTTCCACAACCTATATCAAAGGTTCTACAAGTTTGGTAGAAGCAGACCAGAAATTGGATGCAGCTATTAAACAGAACAAAGACAGCATTACCAATATCAATACCGATATTCGTAATATCCATCAGGATATCCATGATGTTCGTAATAACATTACAAACATTAATGGTCGGATGGGTAAATTGGATAGACGTATTAATAAGGTTGGTGCGAATGCAGCCGCTTTGGCAGCTCTTCATCCATTAGACTTTGATCCAGACAGCAAGTTAGATATTGCTGTAGGATATGGTCATTATAAGAATGCTAATGCAACAGCACTTGGCGCATTCTATCGCCCGAATGAAGATACCATGGTTTCTTTGGGAGCGTCTTTTGGTGGTGGAGAAAATGCAATCAATGCGGGCGTAAGTCTTAAGATTGGTGGAGGAAACCACGTCAATGGTTCTAAGATTGCTATGGCAAAAGAAATTAAAGATCTTCGTGCTGAAGTAGAAAATCTTAGAAGTGTAATCAAGCAGTTAGTTATTGGAGATGCTATTGATACTGGCAAGATTAAGATCTTCCCAGATGTTCCGAAGAACCATTGGGCTTATGAATATATTGCTACGCTGGCAGGCAACGATATTATCAAAGGCTATCTCGATGGAGAATTCAAGGGAGATAGAGTTATGACCCGTTATGAATTTGGTGCTATTATTTATAGAGCACTTCAGATGGGTTACGAAGTTCCGGAAAGAATGTTGAATGAATTCGAACCAGAAATTGCTCGTTTCCGTATTGATGTAATTTCTCAGAACAAGAATGGTACACCATCCATTGAACGTGTAAGAGTAAATGCTTAATGCATCATAAATAAAAGAGACTCATATGAGTCTCTTTTATTTTTTATAATTATATATTATAATTCTGAGTATAGAGATATTTATACGGAAAGAGGCGGTTAAATGGAAGAAAAGGAGCAGATAGAACGATACGCTAAAATAAAAGAGATTGTTAAGCTGATTAAAGAATTACCATTTGAAGACAGATGGATTATACTTCGTATACTCAATATGAACGTAGAATCTCAAAATATCAAACGATTTAAATTATTGATTGATAAAATATTGGAATACTTCTTAAGTAAATTTGAAGAATAAAAGAAACTCTGTATATTCCCAGGTTTCTTTTTTGTTCTTTTCAACTTCTATATAATATAGAAAGGAGTTCAATTCCTATGAATACGACTAAGAATAAAGCGGCCATTAAGACAATGATCTATCCGACAATAGAGAAGAATATACAGAAGAATCTAACCAGATACAAGCAATGTGTGGCAGAGTTTATTACAGATAGAAACAAGTCTCTATTTGATACTATGCCATTGGATAGAATTTATTATGGTGCTGATGATATAGAAAAGATGTTTAAAGCTGTCGATATATCTATGCCAGCTGTAAAAACCGCAATACTAAATACATATTACGGTAATAAAGCAAATTTTAACCCCAGAGCGGCTAAAGATGAGTTGACTATATTGATGATTTGTATATGTAGATATTTCTTTATGAAGAAAGATACGAAGAACTTAGAACTATCTATGGCTTACTTGTCTTTCTCAGGAAAGTTTTACCCATCTATTCACTACATGTCATTCCCAAAATTATTGCCTCAGGACTATGTCATGCAATATGTTATCAATAATAGTCTAAATAATAAGTTTGTATTAAAGTCTACCGGGAATATCTTTAATTCTATTGTGTATTTATGTAAGACAATGATTAATACGTATGCTACTCGCTTTAGAGATTTTGAAGATGATGATGTTGTCTATTTGATTGGACAACTTCACGGACGTATTCGTTCTTTTATGATCAATATTGCTAGAGCATATTATAAAGCTTATGAGAATAAAGATTATATCACATTCAACTCAGATAATGAGAATCCTCAAGAACTAGGAGGAACGTATCATTTAGCAGATTCTGACTCTTTTAAGGCTGAGAAATGTATTCAGAAGACGATGCAATATATAGTAGCCTCAGGAGCAGATTATAAGATCTGTAAGATGTGCTCCAATAAGACCGTAAAGACAGAAGAATTGAAGTCTATTATTGAAACTATTCTGAATGATAAGCAGAACTTAGTTTTAATACGTAAGATTATTTCTACTTTAATTTATACATATTTTATTCAGACTCCAGATAAGAATGTAGTCTCTATGAGTTTTATTACATTCTCCATTACAGCAAAACCAAACTCTAAAGATGAGAATATCATTGAAATGAGAAACCAATTAGAAAAATGGTTAATGACATCTGCTTTATATAGAAAAAAGAAAACAAGATTAGCATCTAAGAATGATTATAACCGAGCATTGCTTATGTTCTTTGCTATGGTTGTATATGCAGCCAACAAATAGTCAATATAATATACCAAGAGTCATATGACTCTTGGTATATTATATTTTAGGAGGACTTTACTCAAGACCAGACGGCAATTTAGTCAATGAGAAAAGCATGGAGTAAGAATCAGATATATTAAAAGCCCGCATTAATAATATATCTTTTATATGTGATACATAGCTTCGCACCTATGTATCAATATGATGTTCAAATTACTTCCCAGCAAAGTCATCGAATGTTTTATGAATTGGGTTGTCTAAATCTAATCCTGTTTGATAATTCTTCATATATTTTTCATTTCTATATCTGGTATAGTAAGAGTCTCCAGTCTTTTTACCATATAATTTATTCATCTTATCGTCTATACGGTTTAGTTTGGCTTGTAATGCTTTCTTATCTTTATCTGATAACTTATCATTTTCCATAATTTCTTTTCTTAGTTCTTTGGTCGTATACGTAATACGTTCTTCTAAGTCAGGATATCTAGTATTATGGAATAATCCATATAAAATCAGATTTCCTATATCTCTAAAGAGTTTATGAAATTCAGAAGACTTTTCATCTTTCTTTTTTATATTTCCTACAGCTTTATCTATATTAATCAGTGCACCAGACAATTCATCAGCATATCCATAATGAGCAGAAAAGTGATCTGCAAATTTTTCATGTTCTTTATTAAAATCGTCTATGATGCTATCGCTTAACTTATATTGTCCATAGAATCTGGTTAAGAATTTAATAAACCCATTACGAGCATTGTACTTCTCTTTAGCATCTTGAATAGATTCTATATCTACAAATGTCTCTAATGCTTTAATGGAGTAAGCTAACTTAATAAATGGATAGGCAAAGATATGTCCTACTTCATGCAACAGAGCAGCAGTAATTTCTTTTGCACTAAAGATTTTATTGTTTACCATTCCTGCAGTAAATGTGATATCACTTTCCATAATTCCTAACTTAGTAAACTTAATACGCCCGTCCTTAGAAGTCTTAACAATACTATCAAAGTTATCAATATTAACTTTATTTGTATCCATGATTTGAAAAGTTGTCCACATATTAACGGTAGGACTATATTGGAAGTTAAAACGAATTTGTAAATTAAATTCTTTTTCTATATTATTGATAATAACTTTTCCTAAAGCTCGAATATCTTTGCGGTATTGGTTTTTAAACTTTGGATCATTATCCAGTCGTTGTAATCCTTCTAATGTATTGACTTTGGTTTCATCATATTTATCTTTGAATTTCTTAATGGCAGATTCTATTTTGGCTATTGTTGCTGGTTTCTTATAAACCATAGATTCTTGTATAATCATCGTTATATACCTCCGTTTAATAAAGTGTCAATATAAATGATCTCTACCCAATACAGGTAGAGATCATTTATATCATGGGAAGTAAATAAATTTAGAAATCTGCGGTTAATGAGTTGGCATTGGGAGATTCATTAACTTTTCATTTCTACTATAATGTTTTATATAAATTTTATTTTTAATACAATTTGTAATCTAATATATTTTAAAAGATATATTATAGAAATGTGAAAGACATCAGAAATATCAAGCCTAGAAAGGATAATTAAATCATGTTGTCCAAATTCCTTAAAACGATCGATAAGTATAAAGTTCTTATAGAGCTTTTGTGTAAATTGATTGTATTGTATCTATAATACATAAGGGAGAAAACAAATTCGAGGCGATTTATGATAGGTAACACTGTATATAGACTATGAACAGAGATACCATCTGATGTCTTTCATAACCAAAGAGAAGTATTGAAATAGACTCCAGAAAGGACGATTGATTTTATGATCAAAATTCTTAAATTCATTCGTAAATATGACGCTCTGATCCAGCTCATATTTAAGTTAATCATTATCTATTTAGTAGGATAAATGCATTAGCTTCCAGAGAGATAGTTTATATCAAGGGATCTTTCTAAATTATCAATACTTCTCTTACTATGATGTATACCATAGGATAATATTCTATACTCTATATAGAGTATAGAATATTTCCATAAATTTATTTTTTGTTATATATTATATTGATGAATTAGAATTCATCAGACTGTCCTACACCAACAACTTTCAATTTAAAAGTTTGGTTCAAATTGGCATTACGAGCTATACCAGCTCTAATATTGACATTGCATCCATCTCTGACAAAATCGGGCGGCACAGGAATACCAGGAACTTGCATGCCTGTTCTGGTATCAATAACTTCAAACCATTTTGATTGGTCGGACTGATTGTAGACCAAAACAGTTTCGATATATGGATTCTTTTCATTGACCATTGCTTTCTGTTCTGGGCTTAGATTCTGTAAGTAAGCATCATATCCAGGTTCAGAAGACATAGCATAGGCTCCATTGTCATTATGAGTGATATTTACGCCATCTGTATTGCTGTTGATATAACCAGCCGATACAGGACTCATAGGACCGGCCTGTAATTTACCGACAGGAGCATTCAGATAAGCATTGTACATATCCATGACAATCTTATCATCAGAATCTCTTTCGTCAATTTTAAGCTGATTCTGCTTTTTCAATTCAAAATTATTAGAATCAGTTACCATACCTCTAAGTTCTCTGATAGCACTGATCTTGCTGGACATAATACCAGTCAAAGCACCAGATAAGTTAGAGATATAGAGATATTTATTTTTAAGTGTACGAGAAGAACGTACACTATTCAGATCTGCTGTAATTTTATTACCAAGATCATCTATTTGTGCAATAACACCAGCCATCATTTGAGCAGGTGCATTATATGTTTCTAAATAAGTCATGTCAGAATTTAATGGACTTCTATTGCGTACAGAAGGTCCTTCTTCTACTGGCTTCTTTTTAGGTCTGCCTCGTTTTGGTTTGTCTTCAACTTCTACGGGGACAGTGGCAGACTGGGTATCTACTTCGAACAAAGATTGCCCGAAGTCCATAAGGTCTTCGTTTTTATCCACGGGTAATTCCTCCTTCAATATAGTTCAAATTACTGATGTGTTGAGAATATAGCAAATAAATCTATATGATACAATGTAATAACATTTGAAAGGAGTTTAGAATAGTATGTCAAATTTTCCTAAATTAATTCCAAAGTATCCATTAGGTTCTGATTTAGTTGTCATGGATACTGTATATAGATATGGAAGACGAGATGAAGAGACAGGATCTTACTCCAAAGATTTTATGACGATTTTATATAAAGATAATATAACCAAGCAAAAAGGAATTACCTTTATCGAAGAACCCGAATATTTTTATTATGTATTAAAAGATGAAGTAGAAACCCCAAGTTATAGAAAATTCTTTGAAACCAAAGATCATCTGAAACAAGTAATATGTAAATATAATAGCTTAACCAAATCTATTGCACAATCGATAGGGGAATTAGATTATTATAATAAGCAGATTAAAATAGACCGTAGAGCAACCAATGCATATTTCCAGCAAAACACAAGAGTGTTTGAATCTGATATTCCTATTACAGATTTCTATAGAATGAGATTTGCTGAGCAATATAAGAACACGGAGACTCCTATTACAAGAGCTTATCTAGATATCGAAGTTGATAATAAGCTATCGGATACACCATTTCCAACAGATGGTAACTGTCCAATCAATGCGGTATCTTATTTGGATCATGATAAAAAAGAATTAACCACATTCTTATTAAATCAATCAGATATCAATCCATTGATTCAACCATTTATAGACTCGTTTGATAACGATTCGTTTAATCAGGAATTTATGAAGCTTTTAACCGATACTCTAGGTGGGCAAGATAAGGTTGAGTATTACCAATTACAGAATCTGAAAACAAGAGTTCTAATGTATGATGATGAGTTGGTTATGTTGAATGATCTATTTGGATACATCAATCATGAACAACCAGATTTTGTACTGGCATGGAACATGGCATTCGATATTCCATTTATTATTGATAGAATTAAGAGACTGGGAGTGGATCCAAAAGAAATCATTTGTCCTCAGAATATTCCTGCAAAATATAAACGTTGCAGCTATAATATCGATCAAAGAGCAGTTGCTACGGAATTTGCTGAAAAGGGAGATTATGCAGACATTACTTCCTATTCCGTATATTTAGACCAATTGATTCAGTTTGCTTCCAGACGTAAAGGCAGAGCCAAATTCAGATCGTATAGTTTGGATTCTATAGGAGATGAAGTTGCTGGTGTTAGAAAATTGGATTATCATGATATTGCAGCCAATATCCAAGACTTACCTTATAACGATTATCGAACGTTTGTTAAATATAATATGATGGACGTTATCGTACAGTATTGTATAGAGTTTAAATCTGAAGATATTCCGTATATCTTTAATAAAGCATTATTAAATGGAACACAGTACAGAAAAGTTCATAGACAGACAGTATATTTGACCAATCGAGCCTCTATTATGTTTAAAGGTTTTGGAGACTTTGTATTGGGAAATAATAACAACAAGTACAAAGACCATAGCAATGTCAAATCTTATGAAGGAGCTTTTGTCGCAGAACCAACTAAAGTGGCAGACTCTATCAAAGACAATATCAATGGTAGACCTATTATGAGAGCATCCAATGCGGTTGATTTTGACTTTACAAGACTGTATCCGTCTATTCAGCAAGAATATAATATGGCTCCGAATACATTGATTGGGTATATTCAGATTCCCGGTACAATATATGAAAATGAAAATGCAATCAATAATCCAATGTATACCAGATCTGGTCAATTCATAGAAGATTTGACTTCAGACAATCCATTGGAATGCATGCATAGATGGTTTCATTTGGCTAACTTTAAAGAAATGTATGGAGATATTTTAGAATATTTCAATACTGTAGAAATTCCATTCTATCCAGTTAAGAATGAAATCTTGCCTTATGGTCCACAGTATACTACCAATAATCGAAGACCATTGGTAAATGCAATGAGAATCGATAACACAGATCATGGTATTGATGGAATGGTTGTTTTGGATTATCCCAATTTATCAGAAGAGCAAAAGAATGAGTTAGATATTAAGTTTAAAAGGAGATTTGTATAATTATGGATGATATTCCGTCTATTATTAAATATAAAGTATCTCCAGAAGATATACTCAAACTGATCAACATAGGCAAAGAGATGAAAGCCAATGTCGTGGTCTATTCTCAAATTACAAAGACTGTGATTGGATTCGCACAAAGTTTTGTAGATGCCAATATTCTGAAAACATTCAGAGAACCTGTAAAGATTGAGCTATCAGAAGACTTTCCAAATATAGCCATTATGAACAAAGATCTGATTGCTTTGGAGAAGTTTTCTCATACCAGTAAGTTCGAACCTTATGAGATTTACGCAACTAAGACAAAGTACAATGGTATCAATGATCAGCTGTTAAATATGTGGTGTAAAGACGAATACAGACTCTGTTATGATTTCAAAGACTATATTAAATTATATAAGTCTATTATGAGTGAAATATCTCATTCTAAGAAAATAGCAGAGTATAAGGATATAAAGTCTATCTTAGAATTTAATCGAGCATTGTCTGCTAAAGCAACCGATGGGATACAGCATATATATTATGATCAAAGGTTGTTGTTTATTGCTCCTACATTTATTAATGCTAAGAAATCAGAAGTAGTAGATATGGATATCTATGAAGACAGATATGGAAACTATCTGATCAATATCATCATTCATAAGAAGAAAGATGATCTCTTCAATATATATCGTATCTTAAGGCTATGATAAATGTTCCAGTTCTTACTCTGTAAACATTTGAGTAAGAACTGGAATTATATTTTATTTTTTGAAGGAGTGATATAATGGCAGATGAAAGAATGTCTTCACTTGAGAAAAAAGTGAAAGACTCGAGGGATGCATTATACTCTGATGTGTACTATAATGATAACGTATCTTCTCAACAGATACGTTCTCTTAAAGATAGAGTCAATTCAGCCATAGAGAAAATATCTAATAATAATATAGCAAATACTGGAGAATCCAATATATCGATTCTATATCAGAAGGCATATAATATCAATCCTTCTAATGGTGGAAACAATTATGACTTACTGAATAATATTAACCAATCTTTGTCTGATAAAAACAATATGAACAATGTATTGGCTATCTATACACAGAATACGTTGGTTAGAGATATAGATAGAGAAATTGATATGGTTTGTAAATACATGCCTAAATTACAAGATGCATTGGACACTCGTAGAGAGCATGTATTGTCTGCTGACCATTTCAATAAAGAATCTATTGTTATTCGATCTGTAACACAAAATTCATCGGATGATTCCAGTATTGCAAATAACATCAAAACGTTAAAAGAAAAATATGATCTCTCTAAACTGCTGGATGAAGATGTGTATAGGCCTGCTGATAAATACGGAGAGGCGTTTGTATACATAGTCCCGTATAAGAGAGCAATAGAGACGTTAATAAGAGCTCAATATAACGGAATGGGTAGTACGAATGCTGATGTAGCGGGACATGTTGCCCAGGAAGCTTTTATAGAATCTGCCGTAAATGATTATGTAAAAGACAGAACTTCTGAAATAGATATTTCTGATATTATTCAGGAAGCCACTATGCCTGTAGACAATATGACTGAAAGAAATAGAGCAGAACAGAAAGCCGCTGATCTGAACAATCAACTGATTAAAGAAGCTTGTGGTGATTTGAAAATCGAATTCAATACCAGTCGTATTATTAAATCGGCTATTTTAGATCGTATGAAGACATATAAAGTCTTCAATGAAAATGGCTCTTTATTTTTTAATGAAAAAGCAGATAGTAATATCTCTGGTAGTATAGATAAAGGCACGAATGAATATACCAAAGCTACGAATGATAAAAATTCTATGGCCGCCAATGGAGTTACTCTGACAAATGATATCAATCAACCCAATACTAATAAAATTGGTAAAATAAAGATTCCAGGATGTGTGGTTAAAGTTCTAGATCATGAGATGGTTAAGCCATTGTATATAGACAATATTTGTTTAGGATATTTCTATATAGAGTGCGATAAAAAGATGGCCTTAGAACAAACCACATATTCTTCTACTATAGGCGGTATACGTCCAAGTGGCGCATATAAAGGAACGTATGATTTCCACAGAAATGCGTCTTCTGAATATACAGCTATTAAAAATATTGCTGATGCAATTTCTAAGAAGATTGATACTAAGTTTGTCAATACCAACCAAGATCTTTCTAAAGAAATATATTCTATTCTGAAATACAATGCTTCTGTAGATGCTACTGGTAAGATTGCTAAGATTACAGTTAGCTTTATTCCCCCAGAAGATATTGAACATTGCTATTTTGAATTTGATAAAGAAACTAAACGTGGTATATCTGGTTTATTCAGATCTTTATTCCCAGCCAAGTTATTCTCCTCTTTGTATATCTCCAATACATTACAATCTATCACTAGGGGATTTGATAAGAGGGTATATTATGTAAGACAGACAGTAGATACGAATATTGCCGGAACCTTGATGAATGTTATCAACCAAATTCAGCGTTCTAATTTTGGTATCAGACAGATAGAATCTATGTCTAACGTACTGAATATGATCGGACGTTTCAATGATATCGTTATTCCGAGATCTGCATCTGGAGATTCTCCAGTAGATTTTGAAGTTATTCCTGGACAACAAACAGAAATCAAAACAGAATTGATGAATATGTTGGAAGAGATGGCAGTTAATGCAACAGATGTTCCATTTGAAGTGGTCAATGCCAGACAGCAGGTAGACTATGCAACTCATCTGACTATGACCAATACTAAGTTCTTACAGAAGATCAATAATAGACAAGGCATTACACAGAAGATATTTAGCCGTATTGTAACTAAGATCTATAATTATGAATTTAATATGGATACAGATAATGTAGATGAATTGGAAGTATTATTGCCTCCTCCGATTTATCTGAATGCTGTTAATACTGGACAGATTGTAGATGCGGTCAACTCAATGGCTACAGCTATAGCATCTGCTTATGTAAGTGAACAGAACGATCCTAACTTGCTAACAGAGTTTACCAGACAATTAAAGATGGATATGGTTGGTTCTCTCTTCCCACAAGATAAGATTAAACGTATTTTGGATAATTCCAGAATTGCTTTATCTCAGCATGCATCTTCTGATGAAGGTGGTATGTAAATTCAATATAAATCCCCAAAACACCTCTAAAGATCTTTGGGTTTTTTTTTTTT